CACGTAAGTACCCTGATGTGGCATCTATTGTAGAGACTATCGCAGAGAAGAAAGCTGCAGAAAAACTCTCCAAGTATGAGCGTCAGTTTGATGAGTATGAAAAGCTCAATACTGAAACTACACGTAACAAAGCCCTAAATACAATTCGTGAAAGTCATGCTGATTTTGATGACCTACGTAAGTCAGATGCTTTCCATGACTGGGCTGATGAGCAACCTAAGTGGGTACAGGATGTTCTTTATGAGAATGAAGAAGATGCTCGTGCTGTAATCCGTGTGATTGACCTTTACAAAGTTGACAAGGGTATGAATCCTGCGGCTAGAAAAGCTAGTGCCAAAGAAGCTGCATCATCTGTTGTAGCTAAGGGTAAGACTAGTGTTGATCTTGATGGTGGCAAAGAGACTATCCGTGAGTCTGATGTCAACAAGATGGATATGAAGACCTTTGAGAAAATGGAGAAGCGTATTCAGGCTGCAATGCAGAATGGTACTTTTGTTTATGATATGAGTGGTGGTGCAAGATAACTCTTGACAAATAAGGTAAACTTCGTATAACTATGGCAAGTAGCGTAGGACTCTGATCAAGACTACCCAATGCTACTTGCCTACTTCAAGTCTAAACTATAAGTAAGACTCACCTGAAAAGTACAGGCCCGTCCCTCGAAGGTCGATCAACCTAAAGAGAAGATGCACCCTAGGAAAGACTCAGCCTCTTATCGCTCTGTTTAGCTTCTTATCAAAGCCAAATATCATAGGAGTATTTCTCATGGCTTTCCAATCTGCTTCGGGTCACGGCAATTTGCCTAATGGTAACTTCTCGTCAGTTATCTATTCCAAAAAAGTACAACTTGCTTTCCGTAAGGCAACCGTTGTTAGCGACATCACTAATTCGGATTACTTCGGTGAAATCTCGGCTCAGGGTGATACTGTTCGTATTATCAAAGAACCTGAAATCTCTGTTTCGGCTTATGCTCGTGGCACTCAAGTGCAAGCACAAGACCTGCAGGACGCTGACTTCTCGCTGGTAATCGACAAAGCTAACTACTTTGCATTCAAAATCGACGATATCGAAGAAGCTCACTCGCACGTCAACTTCATGGACTTAGCTACCAACCGTGCGGCTTACCGCTTGGCTGACCAGCATGACCAAGAAGTTCTGGGCTACCTGTCGGGTTACAAGCAGTCGGCTCTCCATTTGGATGCAGATACAGTAAATGACGTTGTGAACGGCACTAAGGCTGTTACGACCGCTGGTTCTGATGAACTGTTGACTTCGATGAAGTTGATCAAGGGTAGCTTTGGCAACATCACGACTAGCTCCGCTGGCGACCATTCGATCCCTGTGGCTGCTCGTCTGCCCGGTGCTACTGCACTGCCAACCACTCACGTCTCGCCTGTCATGCTGATTAACCGCATGGGCCGTCTGCTGGATCAACAGAACGTTGACAAAGTGGGCCGTTGGATTGTGATCGACCCAGTGCTGATGGAAGTACTGATGGACGAAGACTCGCGCTTCCTGAATGCTGACTACGGTGATTCGGGTGCATTGCGTAACGGTCTGGTTCTGTCGAACTGGAATGGCTTCCGTGTGTACGTCTCGAACAACCTGCCTTCGGTTGGTACGGGTGCTGCTACGACTGGTACGGCTAACCAGAACTCGAACTACGGTGTGATCGTTGCTGGTCATGAGTCGGCTGTTGCTACGGCAGAGCAGATTAACAAGACCGAAACCTACCGTGACCCAGACTCGTTCGCGGACATCATCCGTGGTATGCACTTGTATGGTCGTAAGATTCTGCGTCCAGAAGCAATCACCACTGCAAAGTACAACCTAGCTTAATGCTAAGTTACTGTGGGTATCCCTTCGGGGGTACCTTTTAACTCTGCCATAACCTAGGAAAGGGAATTTAAATGGCTACTGTTACTACTCTTGCGGGCGGAACGGTTGATGGTTTCACCGCTGGGCGTATGCCCTACTTCAAAGAAGTCCTGATTGACTTCGCTGCTGCTGCAACTGCGAAAGGCTCGGCTCTGGCTGCTGCTGACGTGATTGAAGCAATCTCGGTACCTGCTAACACCATCATCCTTAACGCTGGTCTGGAAGTTGTTACCGTTGCTGGCGGTGAGTCGAACGATACGACTGTTGACCTTGGTGTTACCACGACTGAGCCTGATATCTTTATTGATGGCTTTGACCTTGATGCTGCTGCTGCTGGTGCTTATGCTCAGAATGCTGCTGCTTTCCAACCTCTTGTAATTGGTACGGCTGATACGATTGACCTGCTGATTGCTACTTCTACGACTGCCCCAACTTCGGGTGTGGTTCGTGTCTTCGCTATCCTGATGGACGTTGATGCACGTAAAACCGCTGCAGAAGTTGATCGTGACGTTCTGGCTTAATTAGCCTAAGATAACAGAGAGTACCTCTTCACGGGGGTACTCTTTTAACTTTTAAGGATAGACAACGTGTCAGCTTATAATTTTCTTGGCCTTGTGAATGATGTGAATCGTAGGCTCAATGAAGTTGAGTTGACCTCTGCTAACTTTGCTGCGGCTACTGGTTTCTACTCTTCGGCTAAAGACTCTGTTAACTCTGCACTACAATACCTTGGGCAGAATCAGTTTGAGTGGCCCTTCAACCATGAAGTAAAAGAGCAAACTCTGACTGCAGGTACAGTACGTTACGCCTACCCTAATGATGCAAAGACAATCGACTTTGATTCCTTCCGTATCAAACGTAATGATACTTTTAACAACACCACCCAGAAATTGCAGATCGTTGCTTATGAAGAGTATCTAGAGAACTATCTAGATGATGAATATAACACGACGAATACCTCTATCAGAAGTCTACCCAAGAGAGTCTTTAGAGCGCCTAATCAATACTACGGGGTTCATCCTGTACCAAATAATGCTTATGTATTGGTATATGAGTACTACAAGAACACTGTTAAGCTAGATAGTGCTACCGATGTTCCTGTCTACCCAGAGTCTTTCCGTTCTGTTATTGTAGATGGCGCTATGTATTACGCATACACTTTCCGTGGCAATACTCAGGATGCTACCCTACACCTACAGAAATTTGATGCAGGTATCAAGGATATGCGTTCTCTCTACATCAATCGCTATGAGTATATTAGAGACACCCGTGTCTACAGAGGTGACTCTATGAATATGCGGGTAGGATAATATGCCAACAGCATGGGAAACATTCCCTATTGAAGTTAAAGGTGGACTTGTTACAAACATCTCCCCGCTTCAACAAGGTATTACTGCACCGGGATCAGCCAGACGTTTGATTAACTTTGAACCTTCTATTGAGGGTGGCTACAAGCGTATTCTAGGCTACACAAAGTTTGATGCTGCCTTTGTCCCACCCTATGGTGAACCTCTTGTTCAGGGTAGTGGTCAGACAGGTGCAACCCTTATCATTGCAAATATCTACGACACTCCTGTTGTGGGTGACACACTGACTATCACAGGTGTAACTGGCACTTACACAGTATCTGCTGTATCCTTTGATAGCTCAGCCAAAACTGCCTCTCTGACACTCAACGCTTCACTGGCTTCTTCCCCCGCAGATAAAGCAGCGGTGACCTTTGGTAATAATACAAGCTTAATCGAAGGTCTTGCATACTTTGGTCAGAGAGCTATTGCTGCTCGTGGGAGTAACCTTTGGTCATCTGATGGAACAGGCTGGATCAGAATCAATACCCCGTCCTATGGCACTGTGCTTGTCAATGGTGGAAGCCAAACAGGTTCAACACTTGTAGTTGATGGAATTACTGGGACACCACAGCAGGGTGACACCTTTACCATTGCAGGTGTACAGAAGGTCTATGCTATTACCAGTAGTGTCACTGTGACCTCTGGCGGTGCAACTTTTGCTATCTCTCCTGCACTGGCATCCTCACCAGCAGACAATGCAGCTATCACGTTCCGTAGCTCTGGCCGTCCTGATAGTTCTAAGATGAGGTTTGAGCGTTATAACTTCTCAGGCACCCCTTCTCTTGTTGGTGTGGATGGTGCTAACCGCCCGTTTAAGTATTCTGGTTCTACCTTCTCTGTAATCACTAGCGCACCCTCAGATGTTCTTGGTGCTAGCCATGTGACTCAGTTTAAGAATCACTTGTTCTTTGCCAATGGGGTAAACCTAACCTTCACTTCACCATACTCGGATACAGACTTCTCTGCAGCTAATGGTGCAGGTTCAATCAACCTAGCTCATGTAGTTACAGGCATGATTGTTTTCCGCGAACAGCTTATCATCTTCAGCACAGATCAGATACACAGGATTGTTGGTAATACTATCTCTGACTTCCAGTTGCAGCCTATCTCTACTGACATTGGTTGTGTGAGAACAGATACGATCCAAGAAGTTGGTGGTGATATTGCTTTCCTTGGGCCTGATGGTGTTAGACTTCTCAGTGCAACCGATAAGATTGGTGACTTTGGTTTTGCTGTTGCATCTCGTCCAATTCAGTCTGAAGTAAATTCTCTTGTGTCCTCGAATACTAGCTTTACTTCTTGTGTTATTCGTGGTAAAAACCAGTATAGACTTCTAGGTTATGCTTCAAGTAAAACTACAGGAAACTCCGCAGGTGTTTTAGCTACACAGTTTGTAGACCAGACAGTACAGGGCATGGCTTGGGCAGAGGTAAATGGTATTCTTGCTTATGTAGCAGACAGTATTTATTCTAGTGCAGACTCCTCTGAGACGATCATCTTTGCTAATAAGGATGGGTATGTGTATCGTATGGAGTCTGGAAATAGTTTTGATGGTACAGCTATATCTGCGCAGTACTTCACTCCACATCTCCCTCTGACTGACCCTAGGGTACGAAAGACTTTATACAAGCTTACTACCTTTGTAAACCCAGAAGGTTCTATCTCTGGCTCAGTTAACCCAGTGCTAAACTTTAACGAAGCTGGCATAGTCCAACCACCAGTAATATCACTACAGAATACTACGGACAGTCCTTTCTTTTATGGTGCTGCTATCTATGGTACTGCAAAATACGGTGGTACACTGACGTATTCCTTTAGCTCACAGATGGTTGGTTCTGGTTTTACTATAAGTCTTCAGTATGGTTTCTCTAGCATAACACCCCCTTTCTCTTTGGATGCTATCACCATAGAGTACCTTAACAACGACAGGCAGTAAAATGGCAACAGGTTATATCCGCAACGACACCGCAAACAACATTGCCAATGGCAACACAATCAATGCCTCAGACCTCGACGGCGAGTTTGACGCAATCCAAGCTGCTATGGATGCAACCACTGGACATACCCATGATGGTACTGTTGGGGGTGGTGCGCCTATTGTTGGCATTGGCCCTGTTCAGGATGTCGTTATTACTACCTCAGCCTTGCGCCCTAAGACTGACAACACGGTTGACCTAGGTACAAGCAGCCTTGAGTTCAAGGACTTGTATCTGGATGGTACTGCTAACATTGATACACTCCAAGTCGATGAATCGGCTACCATTGCTGCTAACCTCACTGTTTCAGGGAATGCTACCATTACTACCAACCTTACTGTAAACGGTAATACTGTAATAGGTAATGCAAATAATGATACGCTAGATGTTAAAGCCGATTTTATTTCTAGCCTAGTTCCCAACACAGACGATACTTATGACCTTGGATTTACCACTAATGAATGGCGTGATCTCTACATTGACGGTATTGCTAATATTGATACCCTTCAAGTAGATGAGTCTGCAACCATTACTGCTAACCTTACCGTAAACGGTAACACCACACTGGGTGATTCCGCTGCAGATACAGTAACTATCACAGCAGATGTTGCCTCTAACCTGATCCCATCTGTAGATAACACACATGATCTTGGGTCTGCTACCGATGAATGGCGCAATATCTATATCGACGGTACTGCTCAGGTAGATACCCTGCAGGTAGACGAATCAGCTACCATCACGGCTGACCTTACTGTAAACGGTAATACTACTCTAGGTAATGCTGCAACTGATACTGTAACTGTTACCGCAGATGTAGCTTCTAATCTAATCCCTTCTGCAGACAACACCTATGACTTGGGTGCTACTGGTAGTGAGTGGAAAGACCTATACGTCACTGGCACTGCAAACATTGACTCTCTGGTTGCTGACACTGCTGCTATCAGTGCGGGTACTGCTACCCTAAGTGCTGCTACCATTATTACAGCGGGGGGTGGCACTCTTACGTTACAAAGGAATACTGGCGCAGTTGAGACAGGGGAGACTCTTGGTGAAGTGGACTTCCAAGCCCCTAATGAAGTTAGTGGTGGTGATGCTATCCTAGTTTCTGCCCGTATTAAAGCTGTGGCACGAGATACTTTTAGCTCTACTGTAAATAAAACCTCTCTGTTGTTTCAGACTGCTGCTGCTGGTGGTGTTGTTACTCGTGTGGAAATTGCAGAGAATGACACTACAGTCAGGGGTAATGTACTTCCCGATGCAGACAACACCTATGACTTAGGTGCAACTGGTAGTGAATGGAAAGACTTGTGGATTGATGGTACTGCCAACATTGACTCCCTAGTTGCTGACACTGCTGATATCAACGGTGGCACTATTGATGGGGCTGCAATCAATGGGACTACTATTGGTGCAACTACTGCTGCTGCTGGAACCTTTACCTCAGTTACTGCACCAAGTGTAACTATTACTGGAGGTACAATCAATGGGACTACTATTGGTGCAACTACTGCTGCTGCTGGAACCTTTACCTCAGTTACTGCACCAAGTGTAACTATTACTGGGGGTACAATCAACGGGACTTCCATAGGTGCAACTACTGCATCCACTATTGCTGGCACTACA